ATGAATCGATACTAATGTATTGATCCATTTTACTATAAATTATTTTTTTGGCAATTTATTTTGCTTCGTTTTTTTAATTTTTTTTTGGCAATTTATTTTGCTTCGTGTTTTTAATATCATTTTTTTTTACATCTTTTGTATATTTTCCCTTTTTTCTTAATAATGCATCTGTTTGTTGATTTGTCTTATTATTTGTTTTATTATTTGTTTTATTATTTGTTTTATTCGTTGTTTTATTGGTTGTTTGTTGGTTTGTTGTTTGTCGGTTTGTTGTCCGTTGGTTTGTAGTTTGTCGATTTGTTGTATTTGTTGTTTGTTGATTTGTTGTATTACTTGGAGTAAGTCCTTCTACATATCTAAATGAAAACATATTTGTAAAAATAATAATAGATAAACAAATAATAGCGAAAAATGTAAGAAACTTTCGGTTCATTATATATTTATATTAGAAATTAGGATATGTATTTATTTGATGAATTATATTATTAATAATAGATATAATAAGAGATTTGGGTTGATTTGTATTGATAGCGTTAACAATATTATATAGTGCTTGAAAAATGATTCTTTTATGTGTTTGAAGTTGAGGCGGTAGGACATTACCAGATGGAGATAAAGTTTGTCCACCCACAAGTGGTAAAACGTTCTTATCAAATTCCCCAATATAATTTCCAGGAGGAGAAGTATTCATAACAATATATGCTTCTGTGCTTGGAATATCTATAGAAACACTAATAGCAAATTTTGTAGTAGCTAACCACACCAAACATGTAAAATGTCCGGTTGTTTCTGAAAAACCGGGTTTTGAAAAATCGTAAAGGGCGATCTCGGCATACCAAGAATCGATTGCTTTTTTAATTAAATCAAGAGGGTCCGAACCATAACCCTGAAAAAATGCAATGTTTTCTCCATATGAATTATTCCCACTGTGTTGTATAACATGCATACCAGCAAGGTGATTAGACCAGTTTTGTGATACAGCATAAATGCTTTCATCCCACGACATTGGTGGCGCCTGATTCTTGGCGCGATATGTGTTGACGTAGTTAGTAATATCCGTTTTTTGAGCGATCGTGAGAGCGGACATTTTTATATATTAATTTCATATTTTCTAAATTACAAAAAATTGTCTGCATTGTACATCACATTTTTATTTACAATTATTAACTTGTAAATAAAAATGATATAAATGCTTTTTCGCAATTAATTATTAATATATATATACATATGTACGTTTATGTTTTACTATTATCATTAATAACATATTTTTTGTTACATAAAACTGATAAAAAATCAGCAGTTGGATATAGTGGAAAGGTATATCATGAGCGTTTGTTACCAAAATTAAATAATTTTTATTATCATATCAATATGGATTATTTTGATATTGATAATCATCCAACAGGATATTTACTATATCATGATACACAAGATTATTTATTTAAAAATTCAAGTCATATCAATTATTTTATAAATAAAACAAATTATACAATAAATAAAGTAATGTTGTTAACAAATATTAAATATTTTTTTTCGTCTTTTAATCCCATTTCTATTTATTTTTGTTATGATAATGATACATTATATCATATAATTGCGGAAGTTTCTAATATACCTTGGTTTGAAAAAACATATTATATAATGGATATTGACAAAAACGGTGAAATTATTACAAATACTTTTGATAAAAATATGCATGTTTCACCTTTTAATCCACCAAGAGGGCAACAATATAAATTTGATTATCAGATAAACGATAAATATATTTTTTTCAAGGTTAGTGTGTATGAAAATGAAAAACTAATTGTATATGCTTATATGAATTTATATGAAACAAAATTCATTGTTTTTCGTAATTTTCGCAGTATAAAAACAATGGTTGATATTCATATACAAGCGTTGTTTTTATGGTTAAAAAAATTTCCACTTTACACCATTGAGCGTATGCGCAATCAGTATCACCTCGCTCATTCATAATTGTTCATGTTATGGGCCTCTTGAATGTGCAAAGCGCGAATACCATACAGTCGTGTGTTTTTATTAATGAAATTAAAAAGACGATATAAAAACAACAATAATAGAATATTATATGGTTCGTAAAATTGCAGTCATTGGTTCAGGTATATCCGGATTAACCTCTTCTTATTATCTATTAAAAAATCCAAATATAGAAATTGATTTATATGAAAAAGAAGACAGAATTGGTGGACATTCACATACTATTTCTGTGGATAATGAAAAAATAGATATTGGATTTCAAGTATTTAACCATAAAACGTATCCAAATATGTTGCGTTTATTTAATGAATTGAATATTGAATTAATTGAATCGAATATGTCCTTTGGGGTTTTCGATAATTATTTTGAATGGGGAGGTAATACTCTCCTTTCTATTATATTCTCGTTATTAAATTATAAATTTTGGATATTGTTATGGAATTTATGGAAGTTTTTTAAAGATGCAAATCAGTATATAAATGAAATTGAAAATAGTACCACAACAAATATTAATATAGATATGACTATTTCACAATTTTGCGATAAAAATAATTATCATTTAATATTCAAAAAATACTATTTAATTCCATTTTGTTCTGCAGTATGGTCTATGGGTGAAAACGATTGTGGTGATACGAATGCTTATTTTATTTTTAGATTCATGAAAAATCATTCGTTGTTACAATTTCAAAATGAAAAATGGTTTACATTAAAAAATAGAAGTGAAGATTATGTTAATAAAATATTAGATGCTAATGAATCTACACAGAGATTCACTATAATAAAAGAAGAAGTGATAAATATAGAAAAAGGAGAAAGACAAAATATAATTTATACAAAAAACAGAGAACGTAGTTATGATTATATTATTGTAGCTGTAAATTGTCATCAGGTATATCCATTGCTTAAAAATTCATCTTTACTTACAAATGATATTGAAAATGCTTTTTCTAATTTTTTATCCACAAGTAATAAAGTAACAGTACATAAAGATAGTAAAGTCATGGCAAAAAATCGTCATCTATGGTGTTCTTGGAATACACAAATAAATTCAGATGGTTCAAAACCGATTACTAGTTATTGGTTTCAAAATTTACAATCTATTAAAAATTCCGAGAATGTGTTTTTAACTTTGAATTCTCCAGATGTATTGAAAAATACTATTGTTGAATATACATTGCATCATCCAAAATTTGATTCACAAAGTGAAAAATATAAACAAATGATAAAAAATTTACAAGGAGAAAATAATTTATATTTTGTTGGAGCATATTTACATAATGGTTTTCACGAAGACGGAGTAAATTCGGCAATTTCTGTTGTGAATACAATTAATTCGCAAACAACTGGCGAAATAAAAAATAATACTTACCAAATAAGATCTTTAAATATTCATCAAGGTTCTACAATTATAAATTGTTTGTTTTTTCAAATATTTTTACGTATAATTAAAAATACGTTAAAAATAGGTAATATACAGATCTTTTACAAGGGTTACATTTATAAAATAATTAATTCGAATGAAACACCAATAAATTTGTATATTGAAAATGATTTGTTTTTTCAATTAATTATTATGAAACAAGATTTAGGATTTGCTGAATCGTATATTCATAAATATATAGATACCGAAAATTTATTTGGATTATTAGAACTTTTTATAAAGAATAAAGCGATAGATAATAATTCCATTTATTCATTATTACCATTTACATATATAGGTCGTATCTATGATATTATTCATCATAGATTGAATCATAATAGTATAAAAAATAGCAAGACAAATATTCAAAAACATTATGATTTAAGTAATGAATTATATACACGTTTTCTAGATAAAAGTATGACTTATAGTTGTGCGTTTTTCCAAGGATTAACACCAACAATAGAAAATTTATGCGAGGCACAACAAAATAAATATAACCGAATCACACGAAAAATGGAAATAGATTTTGATAACAATCCAACTATTCTTGAAATAGGATGTGGTTGGGGCGGATATGCAAAATCGTTAATTAATATATCAGACAATAAACCATTCAGTTATACTGGTATAACAATTAGTTTGGAACAATATAATTATTGTATCGAGTTATTCAGAAATGAACCTAGGATTAAATTTGTATTGATTGATTACCGTGAAATAACTGGAGAATTTGATTATGTTGTTTCCATAGAAATGATCGAAGCTGTTGGAGTTGAATATTTACATCAATATTTTCAAGTAATTAATAACAGATTAAACAAAACTGGAAAGGCGATGATTCAAGCAATTACTATTCCGGATGATAGATATGAAAATTATAAAAATGATGTCGATTTCATACAAAAATATATTTTTCCAGGTGGAATATGCCCTTCTATCGGAAATATTGTTGAAAATAGTAAGAAAAATAATCTTATTATGGTAGATATGAATAATTTTCATTTAGATTATACACATACACTATTACTTTGGTTAGAAAATTTTAAAATGAATTATGATGAGATTCGTAAGTTTGGATTTGATGACTATTTTTATAAAGTTTGGGAGTATTATTTGATCTATTGTGCCGTCGGATTTAAATGTAAAATGATCAATTTAAACCAAATTTTATTTCAAAAATATTGATTTATCGGTATAAATTGATATGAAAAAGAGTTTAAAATTATAACCATATATATAATATATAAATATGGTTTGGAATGTATACGGAAAACAATATGATTTAACGAAATTTTTGGATAAACATCCAGGCGGTAAAGATATTTTGTTGAAATGTGAAAACGAAAAGGATTTGACCGTATTATTCGAGACGTATCATTCTTTTTCAGATAAAGAAAAAATAAAGAAAATGTTAACTAAATTTGAGATAAAATCAAACGGTAATGAAAATGACTCGAAAAAAGAAATGACTATAAAACAATATGATTTTACAAATTATGATAATTTACTTGAAAAAATAAAGTTATCTGGATATTCAGATCGAACATCCACGAAAGCAACAATTTTTTGGACGATTCAAAACACAATTGTGTTTTTAGCATATGTATATTTTTTCTATCAGTCAATGTTTTCAACCTATTTTTCAATCGTATACAAGTGTATATTTGCGATGTTAGCTGGTTCTAGTTATATATCTATTGGTTTTAATGTCATGCATGACGCGTCTCATTTTGGTGTATCTATACATTCAAATAGAAATGAACTATTAAGTAGGTTGTGGAATAGTTTTGGATTATGGAACGCGAATATTTGGTTTTATCACCATGTGTTGAATCACCATTCATTCACAGGAGAAGAAAAATTAGACCCTGATTTGTACCATTTACAACCTTTTGCGAATAAAAATTCTGGTAAAATATGTAAAAAACAAATATTACATAATAATTCAAATTATATAACAATCATTTTATTAGGAATTCCAGGACAATATATAGGTCAAGTCATTGTTTATTTAATGTCTATGTATAAATCAAAAATTTTTCGAATAAAAATACCTGACAAAAACATGTATGAAGCATTAGATATTTTTCTGATATGTAGTAAATTGGCTTGTCTATATAAAGGAGGAATTTTACCTACAACATTTTATTTAATTTCTTTGAATTTTTGGTATTATATAAATATCATTTTCGACCACGATACGTATGAAACTGCCATAGAAAATCATTATGAAGGGAATGATTGGTTAAAATTACAAGTTTGTAATTCTGGAAATTTCTTGAATAATAATATTATTTGGACGAGATTATTTGGTGCCATAAATTATCAAATAGAACACCATTTATTTCCAAATATGTCAAATGTTCATTATCCTACCATAGCACCGATAGTAAGACAGTATTGCAAAGAAAATAACATTCCTTATGTAAATCACCCAACAATATGGGGAGCGTATCAATCCTATTTGAAAATGTTGAAGAAACAAAATAGTTAATAATTTTTATAAAATGATATAAATATTTTTTCACAATTAAATAAGAGAATGCATACATTTTTATTAATAATCCAGACCATTTTCAACTCTGAATGGGAAAATAAAATTCCTATTCGATATTTGGACGGTAGCGTAGAAAAGAATTGTGAATTTTATGAAGAGCAAGTCAAATATGAATCCATGTTACCAGTGGAAAAAAGAAGAGGACTAGAAAAACAGTTTTTGATAATGTTTATTTTATCCAATCGGGTCACTCTCCAAACGCGTCTCCGTTTTTTTAAAGATTCGTACGAAAATATATTCATGAATCACGAAACGCGCGAAAAATTCCTAGCATATTATTTAAAAATACAACGAACTTATCGTGTTTTATCGAAATTTGCGTTTTTATGTAAATACAAATTGTCACCCGTTTTTATGAACAAAGACGTATATTTGAATACTATTGATGAGGATCATCCACGCGTTTTCACACTAGTGCAAAATAATAAAAAATATTTATTTTCCATTACTGATTTGATCAATATTTTGAATACATCGTTAGGTAATTCGTTTTTTTTCGTTTCTGAGCCATTACCATGCAAGAATCCATATACAAATATACCGTTCAATAAATCAACCTTGTATAATATTTATTTCTTTATTAAGAAAACGAATTTTATTATGCCGCCTATGTTTCAACAATATTTCTTATCGAATTTTAATCTTCGAAAATTTGGAGAAGATAATGAGGAACTTGTACGAGAATATTCTATCAAACAGTATGTCAATAATAGCGAAATAGACGAATTATATTATGAAATCAACAGCATGTTAAAAGGAGACAAATATGGAAAAAAGATGAAAATAAATCCGGAATTTCCGAAAGAAAAATTGGTTGAAATCATGCGTCCTTATTTGGAATTATATTACAAAGGAACGCATACGATAGACGAAGTAAAACGCGAAAGATACATTGATGAATTTGATCGCAAGATAAAGCGTTTTTATGAATACAACAAAACGTTTGGTCGCGCTATCATGAATAAGGTTTATGGAAATACTTTTGATTTTAATACGAAACAAAAGTATCAAATGACTTTTAATGATAAGCATATTCATTTTCACGAGGTCGAATCAGAAAATGATTTTTTGACCAGTCATATTGAATGTTAGAGATTATTTATTTGATAAACAATAATAAACATCATTGTATTTGGTCTGGTTTTTTATACTTCGGCTCATTTTTGATGCGCACATTTTCTCTGATTCGGCGGCTTTGGCAATCGTTTCCCATTTATCCAACAAAATGTCGTCTTTTATCGTTCTTTTTTCCACTGTTTTTCCAGTGGATGACGTAGTTTTATGTTTAGGTTCATCGCACTTCAACATAATACCATAATATCCTTCATTGGATCCTTTGTCTGTCCAAACCGTGGCTTTCAGAGTATATTCGCAAGAATTCAAATATTCTTTGATTTCTTTCATATCATTTTCCGAACCCTCTATACTGAGGTTTTTTTTCCATCGTTGATATTCAGTCAATAATGTAGAATTCAAAATTTTGCCATTTGGTGAGAACATACATATTTGGAATAAAAAGTTTTCCACTGGTTTGTTCTCAAACTTTTTCTTGTATATAATTTCTTTCAATTTCACACCAATATAACCATGAACAACTTGGTTTTTGTTTTGATTGGAAATTCTTGACGGCTTGAATCGAGTATCTAGATAATTTTTGAGAGCATGAAATGTTTCTTTTTTAGGTTTAGTTTTACACCAAATGCGAAATTGACCTTCCATATTTGTCGATGATTCTTCTACGTCGGGTCTAACAATACACATAGCGTCTATAAATTCATTGAATTTTTGCGTATTTTCGTCATCCGGTATCAAGACGTTTTGATAAACGGATTCTCCTTCTTCGGAGACAACCGTTTTTTGTCGATCAATGATTTCTCGCATTTCATTTATTTCGATGGTTTGTTTTGTTATGGTATTTTTATGTTGTTCAATTTGTTCTCTGAGTTCTCGAATTTCGTTTTCAAATTCTTCATTTTGTTTCATGATTCTGTTGAAATTGTCTATGCTATACGTTTTCGAATGAATGATATCTTTGATGTGTTTAGTCAGACGATCGATAGTAAGATTATAATCATAAGCGATAATTTCGGTTTTCTTTTTACCTTTTACTTCGATTTCCCGAATATGTCGTTTGATTTTAGGATGGGTTTTAATAAGGTTCTCGATTTCTACCTTATTTTGAACACGGAAAGCTGCTACTAGAATAAAGTTGTCATAGATTTTATGGTGGTTTTGTACACGAGTTCCTAGATCATTAGAATGGCCGAATTTGATG